GATAACCACATGGCTGGCCACTGCAATTAACCGTCACTGGTTTGAAGTCTCGGCCACCCGCGTCATGCCGGCCAAGTGGCTCACCGAATTGGTTGAGCGTGATCTTAAGAAAGGCACACGCTATTGGGGTGTGGAAGGCAGATTGTGGTCAGCGGAAAATCCTGACGCTTACGCCGGTGTCCACAACTTTGACGGTGTGCTGGTGGTATTTGACGAAGCAAGCGGTATCGACGACTCGATCTGGGCGGTGACTGCTGGCTTCTTTACCGAAAACACGCCCAATAGGTTCTGGATGGCGTTTTCTAATCCGCGCCGCAATACAGGCTACTTTTACGAAACTTTTAACAGCAAACGCAACTTTTGGACGACCAAAGTGGTGGACGCTAGAACTGTCGAAGGCACAGATAAACAGGTTTATCAGGGCATTATTGACGAATACGGGCCAGATTCAAGCCAGGCGCACGTTGAGGTTTACGGCATGTTCCCCTCTGAGGGCGACGACCAATTTATACCGGCCCATTTGGTTGATGAGGCCATGAAACGTGAGAAATACCAGGACGCAAGCGCCCCGATTGTGATCGGCGTTGACCCCGCACGGTTCGGCGCCGACGCAACGGTCATTGCAATCAGGCAAGGACGCGATATTGTGCGCATTGACAGGCACAGAGGCGACGACACCATGACGGTGGTGGGCTACATCATCGAAGCGATCGAGGAGTTTAAGCCCGCGCTGGTGGTGATTGACGAAGGCGGCCTGGGCGCTGGTATTGTCGACCGTTTGAAAGAGCAGCGCTACAAGGTCAAGGGTATTAACTTTGGGAATAAGTCTAAAAACCCCATCATGTACGGCAACAAACGCGCTGAAATGTGGGGGTCGATGAAAGATTGGCTTAAAACTGCTGCAATACCACTTGACAGATTTCTTAAAACCGATTTAATTTCGCCTATGATGAAGCCCGACTCTAAGGGTACAATTTTCTTAGAGTCAAAAAAGGACATGAAGGCTAGAGGCTTGGCCTCGCCTGATGCGGCTGATGCAATATGCGTGACTTTTGCGTATCCGGTGGCTCATCGTGAGTACAATGAGATTGTTAAGCGCCGGTCTTATGCCGGCAGCGCTGGGATTACAACTTCTTGGATGGGGTCATGAAGAAAAACGTTTCACTATCTGTCGGGCGGGGCGAGAAATTGCCAGTGTCTAAGGGCGCAGGCTTAACAGCCAAAGGCCGTGAGAAGTACAACCGCGAAACGGGCAGTAACTTGAAAGCGCCAGCACCTAATCCTAAGACCAAAGCCGACCAAGGTCGCAAGGATTCATTTTGTGCAAGAATGGGCGCCGTAGCGGCCAACGCCAAAGACGGCGAACGCGCTAAAGCAGCCCTTAAACGATGGAAGTGTTAGTATGAAAAAGCCCGGACTTTACGCAAACATTCACGCAAAACAGGCTCGTATCAAAGCTGGCTCTGGCGAGAAGATGAACAAAGTTGGCAGCAAGGCAGCGCCAACAGCCAAAGATTTTAAAGAGTCGGCTAAAACTGCAAAGAAAAAATAATGCCATTAGTCAAATCTAAATCACCCGAAGCCTTCCGCAAGAACGTCAAAGCTGAAGTGCAAGCCGGCAAGCCTGTCAAGCAGGCCGTGGCAATTGCGTATAGCGTCAAGCGCGAAGCAGAGAAAAAGAAAAAATGAAAGCGCTGCAAGATTGCATTATCATTGAGCGCGACGTTGAGAAGCACCCGCTGTTCGTATTACCAAGTGAAAAGTTAGGTACTGGAATTGCAATTGCTATTGGCCCCAATTGCCTAGACATTAAACTCGGCGACCATGTATACTTCGACGTAGGCCAAGAATTTAAGCAAAACGGCAAAGAATATGTCGTCATGCGTGAACCCGACGTGATTGGAGTTTTTAATGGCTGATCCTACCGGCATCGTAGCCGCAGCAGCAGTCGCTGTTGGCGGTTCGGCCAAAGACAAAAGTAACGCCGACATTCTGGCGACTGCCCGATCACGTCTTGATATGGCGATGTCTGCGTTGTCAGAGTCCCGCGAGGACGAAATTGACGATCTGCGCTTTTATGCTGGATCGCCTGACAACCAATGGCAGTGGCCTGCCGATGTGCTGGCTACTCGCGGCGCGGTGCAGGGTCAAACGATCAACGCACGTCCTTGCCTGACAATCAACAAACTGCCGCAACACGTTCGTCAAGTAACGAACGACATGCGCCAGAACCGCCCAGGCGCTAAGGTCATTCCCGTAGACGACAAAGCTGATCTTCAAGTTGCTGAAATTTTCAACGGCATGATTCGCCACATTGAATACATCTCGGACGCTGATGTTGCATACGACACGGCCTGCGAGAACCAAGTGGCCTACGGCGAAGGCTACATTAGGTTGTTGACCGAGTATTGCGACGACGACAACTTTAATCAAGACATTAAGATTGGCCGTGTTCGCAACAGCTTTTCGGTCTACATGGATCCAATGATCCAAGACCCAACGGGGTCAGACGCTAAGTATTGCTTTGTCACTGAAGATGTATCCAGAGAAGACTATGAGCGCATGTATCCAGATGCAGCGCCCATTACAACTTTGCAATCTTTGGGTGTAGGCGATCAGTCAATCTCCAATTGGCTCAATGAAGACACGATCCGCATCGCGGATTACTACTACATTGAATACGACCGTGCTACGCTGAATTTGTACCCTGGCAACGCCACGGCATTTGAGGGTACACCTGAAGACAAGTCTTTGCGGGCAGCTTACGGCAAGCCTAAGCGCTCACGCGAATCTGACCGCCCCCGCGTTCGGTATTGCAAAATCAATGGATACGAAATCCTTGAGCAAAACGAATGGGCTGGCAAGTGGATTCCCGTGATCCGCATTGTTGGTAACGAGTTCGAGGTAGACGGTAGGCTATACGTCTCCGGCCTTGTGCGTAATGCCAAAGATGCCCAGCGCATGTACAACTACTGGGTGTCACAAGAAGCCGAAATGTTGGCTTTGGCGCCCAAAGCACCGTTTATCGGATACGGCGGTCAGTTTGAGGGTTACGAAGACAAATGGAAGACGGCCAACACAAACAACTGGCCTTATCTGGAAGTTAACCCTGATGTGACCGACGGTCAAGGCAGCGCATTGCCATTGCCCCAACGTGCCCAGCCACCAATGGCTTCGTCTGGTTTGTTGCAGGCTAAAGCTGGCGCATCTGAGGACATCAAGTCCACAACTGGCCAATACAACGCATCACTTGGCCAAGGCGGCAATGAGCGTTCTGGCAAAGCCATTCTTGCGCGTCAGCGTGAGGGCGACGTAGGTACTTACCACTATGGTGACAACTTGACTCGCGGCGTTCGTCACATTGCCCGTCAATTGGTTGATTTGATCCCTAAGATTTACGATACCCAGCGTATTGCCCGAATCATTGGCGAAGACGGCGAAACAAAGATGGCCAAGATTGACCCCGAGCAGGCCGTGCCCGTGCGTGAAATCCGCAACCAAGAAGGCATTGTCATTGAGAAAATCTACAACCCAGGCGTCGGCAAGTACGACGTGGTGGCAACCACCGGCCCCGGCTACGCTACCAAGCGTCAAGAGGCTTTGGAGGCAATGGGCCAGCTGTTGCAAGGTAATCCTCAACTGTGGGCTGTGGCTGGTGATTTGTTTGTCAAAAACATGGATTGGCCTGGCGCTCAGGAAATGGCCAAACGCTTTGCTAAAACCATTGATCCTAAAATTATTGGCGATGATGATCAGTCTCCTGAGTTGCAGGCGGCTCAACAGCAAATCCAAGCTATGAGCCAGCAAATGGATCAATTAGCCGGAATGCTGGACAATGTTCAAAGTTCTGAAATTGTTCGCACAAACGAAATCAAAGAGTTTGAAGCTATGGTTAAAGCATACGCGGCTGAAACACAGCGGATTTCTGCTATCCAAGCCAGCATGTCGCCAGAACAAATTCAAGACATTGTTATGGGTACTGTTCACGGCATGATCACAAGTGGTGATCTTGTGGGCGAGATGCCAGGACGTGAAATGCCGATGGAAAACATGGGTGAAATGCCACCTGAAGGAATGCCACCTCAAGGAATGCCACAATGAAAGCTGCTGAATTTATAGGTTTGCTGTTTTTAGCCAGAGATGTCACCCACTCGGTGCATTTGAACACGCGCAGCTATTCCAAACATGTAGCGCTAAACATTTTTTATGATCGCATCATCGGCGCGGCTGATGACTTTGCCGAAGCCTATCAAGGCAGGCACGGCCTGATTGGGCCAATTACATTGCACTCTGTTAAAAAGACAAACAATGTCATTGAATTCTTGGAAGATTCGCTCAAACAGATCGAAGACGCAAGGTACGAAGTGTGTGATAAGTCTGACGGTTCATTGCAACAGTTGATTGACAACATCATTGAGGTTTACTTGCGAACCCTTTACAAACTGAAGTTTTTAGCATGACCACACGTTTTGTTTCTCAAACTCAGTACGGTAAAACGGAAGCGTTTGCTTTACAGGTGTCCCGTGGGCAAATTCAAGGGCACAGAAACGTCACTGTTTTTGGTTTTAACCCTGACGTAGACACTGCTCAGGTGTCTGTTTGGCCTTTGCCAAGCCTGATCACTTTCCCATCAACGGCCCTTCAAATGACGGTTAGTTCGGCAAGCGCTGACGACACAAGTAATGGAACTGGCGCCCGAACAATCGTTGTTCAAGGTTTGAACGCAAGTTACAACGAAGTTTCTGAAACCGTCACCATGAATGGCCAGACGGCTGTGACAATGACTACGGCGTTGATTCGCGTTAACTATGCGTATGTCTTGACGGCAGGATCTGGCAACGGAGCCGCTGGCGACATTTACATTGGCACGGGCACTGTGACCGCAGGCGTTCCTGCAACCGCATACGACGTCATTAAGTTTGACTACAACACAACAATTACAGGCAGCTATACAGTCCCCGCTGGTCACACCGCGTATGTTTCTCAGGGTTTATTTTCTGCTGGCCAAGCTGGTGGCTCCAATCAGGTTCAGGGTAGGTTGTTGAGCAGAGGTACAGACAACATTCGCCGTACAGCCGCAGTCACAAGCATCAACAATGGTGTGGCTGACTACACGTTTGAGTACCCATTGGCAATTCCAGAAAAAACTACCCTTGAAGCAACGGCGGTTGGTAGTTCAAACAATAACGCATGTTCATCGATGTTTATTTTGCTTTTAATCAAAAATGAAACAGATTGACCGTTGTGCAATAATTGCGGGTAGTGGTATATTTAAGGCATAAGGAGCCATCATGGAACTTTTAAAACCTCTGGCCGATACGGTATTCCCTGCCGCGACTGCTTCGTATTCAGGTGATGCTGGCTCGACTAGCACTTGGGCGGCTGGCCCTCAAGGTGTCGTAGTGTGGTCAACAACCCCCTGCTATGTGGTGGTCGGTGAGGGCGTTACCGCTACCACCGCAAGCACCCCGATCCCCGCATTCACACCCATCCCGTTCAGTGTGCCCGCTGGCACAGGCGCTCCTTGGCGCGTCAGCGCGATTCAAGTGAGCGCGACGGGTTCGATTTATTGCAAAGCAATAAACATCCAATGAGTTTTGGGATTGCTATCAGAAACGCTGTGTCAATTGGGCTTGGCGGCATCGCCACGCTTTTTTCAGGCACGATCGACAACAGCTTGACAGTAGATAATTTACTGACAGAATCTGGAGCAAACCTTGTGCAAGAAAATGGCGACTTTATCCTTGTGGAGTAAATAAATGGCTGACTTAAAAATTTCCCAATTGCCAGCGGCATCAACCCCGCTTGCTGGCACTGAGGTCTTGCCCATCGTTCAGGGCGGCTCAACGGTGCAAGTGTCGGTCAATAACCTTACAGCTAACAAAGCTGTATCGGCGACATCTTTGACCGCGACAACTGTTAACGCCACTACATTTGACACAAACGTAGCAGCGGCAGGTGTCACATTGGCAGGCACTACGCTTGCGGCTGACGGCACTGACACTAACATTAGTTTGACACTTACCCCAAAGGGCACTGGCGTAGTTACTACTGCCGCTTCATACAGCGACAGCGCAGGCGCTGTACGCGCTGTCCCGCAATCTGGCGCTGCAAAAACTAGCAGCTATACATTGGCAACAACAGATGTTGGCGAATACATCGAAGTGGGCGCCAGTGGGTCGATTGTCATTCCAAATGCCGTGTTTGCTACTGGAGACATTGTGTCGGTTTTCAATAACACATCTGGCAGCATCACAATTACCTGCACAATCACGACGGCCTACAAAGGCGGCACTGATGCGGATCAAGCGACTGTCACGCTGGCAACCCGTGGTGTTGCAACCATCTTGTTCATTAGCGGCACAGTCTGTGTGATTAACGGGAATTTAGCATGAGTGCAAGCATGATGTTGTTGGCCGCAAGCGGTCTAAAAACTTTCATGGATGCCACAGCTACGGGCGCTAGTGTCGCCACGGCTGGCGATTATAAAACTGCCACATTTACTGGCTCTGGGTCATTTGTTGTCAACTCTTTAGGCGCTGGCGCTGGCGCGCTTATTGACTACTTGGTAATCGCTGGCGGCGGCGGTGGTGGCAGTTCTGGCGCGGGCGGCGGCGGTGCTGGCGGTATGCGGGAAGCTACCGGACTTACTGTTGCGCAACAAACTTACACAGTCACAGTGGGCGCGGGGGGCGCGCTTGCAAATGGTTCCAATTCGTCAATTGGATCTTTGCTTGTTTCAACTGGTGGCGGTAGGGGTGCTGGTGGCGGTGCGGTTGGTAACGGTGGCTCGGGTGGCGGTGCTTATGGCGCCGGCGGGGTTGGTACTGGCATAAGCGGTCAAGGTAATAACGGCGGTTCTGGTGCCCAAAGCAAAGATAATGCTGCCGGTGGCGGTGGTGGTGGGGCTAATGCCGTTGGGAGTAATGCGTCAGAGGGTGTTGGCGGGGCTGGCGGCGCTGGTAAAGCCAGTTCATTGTTTGGCGGCACTTATGCTGGTGGTGGGGGTGGGTTTGTAATATCAGGAACCCCAGGAACTGGCGGTTCGGGCGGTGGCGGTGCCGGCGCCAGCGGCGGTGGTACTGGCACTGCGGGCACGGTGAACACTGGCGGCGGTGGCGGTGGTGGCAATGCCGGTGGTGGTACTGGCGGCTCTGGTCGTGTCGTAATTAAATGGAAGTTTCAATAATGGCACACTTTGCAGAACTTGATCAAAGCAACGCCGTGTTGCAAGTAATTGTTGTTGACAACAACATGATATTGGACGCCAATAATCAAGAGTCTGAGCAAGTTGGCGTTGCGTATTGCCATTCATTGTTTGGCGCAAACACTACTTGGATGCAGACTAGTTACAACGGCACAACTCGTAAAAATTTTGCGGGTATTGGCTTTACATACGACACGCAACGCGACGCGTTTATTGCGCCGCAGCCAGAAGGCGAAGGTTGGACATTGGACGAAGAAACTTGTCAATGGCGCAATTTAGAACTTGAAGCCGCACAGGCCGCAGTCAGAACAGGTGTAACTCGTGTCTAGTCCTGTAACTGATTTAAAACTTGTTGACAATGTGTTTGTCAAAATGCACCAATTTGTTAAAGTTGGGGATACGCACCAGGGTCACGCTCATGTGTTTGACCACATTACTTTGTTGGCGGCTGGTGCGGTCACAATGAAACATGACAATGGTGAGCAAGACTTTACTGCACCTCACTTAATTGTGACCCCCAAAGGTGTGGTGCATCAGTTTATTGCCAAAGAACCAAATACAATTTTTTGCTGTATTCATGCCATTCGTGATGGTAGCGAAGTTGACAGCGTGGCATCCCAAGACATAACACCAGAGCAAGCGTTTGAGTTGATGACTCAGTATCCTCTTACAACGAATTGAGTTAAATCATGATCGTTACACTTAGCCCTCCACCAAAGATGCAATTTTTTACCGCAGCGGGCGTACCGCTAGTGGGTGGAAAATTATATACATACGCCAGCGGCACAACTGTGCCGTTAGCCACCTACACCGATAGCACGGGAAATTTTTCCAATGCAAACCCAATTATTTTAGATTCTCGCGGTGAAGCAAACGTATGGTTTGGGCCATCTCGTTATACGCTAGTTCTTAAAGATTCATTAGAAAATTTAATTTGGACTGTTGATGGGGTAAATAGCGTTCTGGGTGTCCAGAATCCGACTATTGTTGCATCAGCATCACAAACCGTATTTACCGTACCCGAGTACGGCCTTGGTGGATATTTGATGGTTATTGTGGATGGACTCGTCAAAGAGTTTAATTACGACTATACTGAAACTAATACGACAACAATTACTTTTGCAACTGGCCTAACGGCTGGTCAAAGAGTTGTTACTCGAATGATTTAAACCTTACCGGTGAGGTTCACCGGGGAATCCAAGGATTCATGCAATGACTGAAGAAGTCCAAAACCTAGCGGAAGTAGACTCCGCGCCAACGAAGGATGTGACGGCCACACCTGAAGTTGCAGTATCTTCGCCGGAAGTAGCTGAGAACCAGCCTGCCAAGACATTCTCGCAAGAGGAACTTGACGCTGCTATTGGCAAGCGCCTCGCAAGAGAACAGCGCAAGTGGGAACGTGAACAAGCCGCACGGCAAACCGTGCCAGTTGCTCCCAAGGAAATGCCGTCGATTGACAATTTTGAAAGCACTGATGCCTATGCGGAAGCACTGGCCCTCAGAAAAGCCGAAGAATTGCTTGCTCAACGGGATCGCCAAAAGGAACAAGCTGAAATTGTAGAGGCTTACAGCGAACGTGAAGAAAAGGCTCGGGACAAATACGACGATTTTGAAGATGTCGTGTACAACCCCAAGCTGCGAATCACCGACGTAATGGCTGAAACAATTCAGTATTCTGATCTTGGGCCTGATCTAGCTTATTGGCTAGGTTCAAACCCCAAGGAGGCTGAACGCATTGCCCGTTTGTCGCCTATTTTGCAGGCAAGGGAAATCGGAAAGATTGAAGTCAGATTGTCTGACAATCCTCCGGTGAAGAAAACAACTTCTGCGCCAACACCTATTAGTCCGGTGACTGCGCGGTCTTCGGGAAGCCCGAGCCATGACACGACTGACCCAAGGTCAATCAAAACCATGTCTACCTCGGATTGGATCGAAGCCGAACGCAACCGCCAGATTCGTAAGTATGAAGCGCAACGCAACCGTTAATCTTTTGAAAGGACTTTGAAATGTCTAATAGTATTCTGACGATCGACATGATCACACGCAAGGCTCTCGAGATTCTTGAGAACAACCTTGTAATTACCCGTAACGTGAACCGCCAGTACGACGACAGCTTTGCTGTTGAAGGCGCTAAAATCGGTTCTACACTGCGTATTCGCTTACCCGATCGCGCTTTGGTAACTGACGGTGCTGCCTTGCAAGTGCAAGACGACAACGAACAGTTCACCACATTGACTGTTGCTTCACAAAAGCACATTGGTGTCAACTTCACATCTGCTGAATTGACAATGCAGTTGGACGACTTTGCAGAACGTGTGCTTAAGCCTCGTATCAGCCAGTTGGCATCTTCTATTGATGCTGACGTTGCCAACGCATACCGCACCATTGGTAACACTGTTGGTACTCCTGGCACAACCCCTTCAACTTCTTTGGTCTTATTGCAAGCCCAGCAGAAGCTGAACGAGAACGCTGCTGTGATGTCTCCACGTTACGCTACCGTAAACCCTGCTGCTAACGCTGGCTTAGTTGAAGGCATGAAAGGTCTGTTTAACCCAACAGACACTATCAGCAAGCAATTCAAGAACGGCATGATGGGTATGGGCGTGTTGGGCTTTGAAGAAGTCAACATGTCTCAGTCTATCAAGCAGCACACAACTGGTTCACGCAGCGCTACTGCTTCTACATTGGTTAAGACCCCTGGCGTTACTTCCGAAGGTTCAGCAACCATTCTGTTGGAGCAAGGTTCTGTAACAACAACAATCAATGCTGGTGACGTGTTCACTATCAGCGGTTGCAATGCTGTTAACCCACAGACCCGCGAGTCAACTGGTTCTTTGTTCCAATTCGTGGCTTTGACTACTGCTACTGCTGTGGCGGGTACTTGGACTGTGACCGTTGCTCCTATGTACTCTGCTAGCCACGCTTTGGCTACTATGAGCGCATTGCCTGCAACTGGTGGTGTTGTGACCTTCGTGGGCGCTGCATCCACTCAGTACGCACAGAACTTGGTTTACCACAAAGATGCGATCACATTTGCGACCGCTGACTTGTTGTTGCCCCAAGGCGTTGACATGGCTGCCCGTGCCGTTCATAACGGTATCAGCTTGCGTGTGGTTCGCCAGTACGACATCAACAACGATCGTTTGCCTTGCCGTATTGACGTTTTGTACGGCTTCAGCACAATTCGTCCACAAATGGCCTGCCGTATCTGGGGCTAATCAAATGGGGCTTCGGCCCCGTTCTTCGTATCAAATCTGAAAGGAAATTATCATGGCTTTACCTAATGGCGCAAGCGGTTACCAAGTTGGTGACGGCAATCTCGGCGAAATCAGTTTCTCTAACACCAGCGCACCCGTTGCATTGTCTGGCGCGGCAGTCACTATCACTCCGGCAGACCTAGCTGCTGGTGTGTGTACTATGGACTCAGGCGGCACAGATGCTGGCGCTTATGTGTTCCCAACAGGCGCGCTGATTGACGCTGCATTCTCTAGCCTTAAAGTTGGCTCGACATTTGATTGCGCGTTTATCAACATTGGCGACAATGCAGCAAATGACGTAGTTTTTACCGCTGGCACGGGCAACACCCTTGTTGGTAACGACACGATCCAAGATTCGCTGACTAAAACCAGCAACACATCTGGCACGTTCCGTTTCCGCAAAACAGGCGACGCAGCGTACTCAATCTATCGCGTGTCTTAAAAATTAAATGGGGGTTTCGGCCCTCATTTTTAAAGGAAAAATTATGTCAAACACTCAACCAATTGGGGTTGCATATTCTGACCCTGCTTTAGACAACGCGCAATTTACGTTGTACACGGTTGCCCAGTTGCCCGCAGCATCAGCCGCTTTAGCTGGTACTCGGTCTGCGGTAAGCGATTCAAACGCCGCCTACGCAAGTAACGCTGGCGCTACCGTTGCTGGCGGTGGCTCTAACATTGTGCCCGTTTTCTGCAACGGCACAAACTGGGTCATTGGCTAAACTAAAAAGGGGGCTAACCACCCCCTTTTCTTAATATGAATATTTATCTTAGCCACCCTGATCATGGCTGTAAAGTTGCCACAATGGAACTTGAAGCCGAAGCAGATGAAAAAAATGGCTGGACACGCTACAATGTAGACACGCCTTCGGACTCCGAAGATGCGGCCCCTGTAAACGTATTGGGGACAAAACGCAAATCTACCCGTCGAACTCAAGTTGTCGAGGGTGCAACCGAAGGAGTCTGAGAATGGCAACGTACACCGCTGGCGATCAAATCAACCGAGCATTGCGCTTGCTAGGTGTACTGGCTGAAGGTGAGACACCTTCGGCAGACATGTCAAATGACGCGCTGACCGCGCTTGATCAGATGATTGATTCGTGGAATACCGAGCGACTTTCGGTGTTTGCCACACAAGATCAGATTTTTACTTGGCCTGCTGGTGAGATCACCCGCACTCTTGGCCCAACTGGTAACTTTGTGGGCTTGCGCCCCGTGTTGCTAGATGATGCAACGTATTACCGTGACCCTGGCACAAACGTGTCGTTTGGCATCAAGTTTATCAATCAACAGCAGTATGACGGCATTGCGGTTAAAACCGTAACGTCCACATACCCGCAAGTTATTTTTGTCAATAACACCTATCCTGATTTCACCATGACGGTGTATCCAAAGCCCACACGGGATTTGGAATGGCACTTTATTTCGGTTGAAAAACTAACTCAGCCCGCTACGCTGGCAACACAAATGTTGTTTCCACCAGGCTATTTGCGGGCGTTTACTTACAATTTGGCAATGGAAATTGCACCTGAGTTTGGCGTTGAGCCAAGCCCACAAGTGCAGCGCATTGCCATGACCAGCAAGCGCAATCTCAAGCGCATCAATAACCCAGACGATGTGATGTCGTTGCCTTATGCGATTGTGGCAACACGCCAGCGTTTCAACATTTACGCCGGTAATTACTGATGAAAACCCCGATTCTTGGGTCATCGTATGTGGCCCGCAGCGTCAATGCTGCTGATGCCCGCATGGTCAATCTTTTTCCTGAGGCTATCCCCGAGGGTGGAAAAGAGCCGGGGTTTCTAAACCGCGCCCCTGGTCTGCGGTTTCTTGCTGAAATGGGCGACGGCCCAATTCGAGGCATGTGGCAATTTGGTGGTTATGGATATGCTGTATCAGGTGAAACACTGTACAAAATTGACACGCTTTGGAACACTACCGTAATTGGTACTGTTTCGGGATCTTCTGGCCCTGTCAGCATGACAGACAATGGCACACAAATGTTTGTGGCATGTAATGGCCCTAGCTTTATTTACAACAGTTTAACGCTTGAGTTTAAACAAATTGATGATCCAGATTTCCCCGGCGCGGTTACCGTGGGCTACCTAAATGGTTATTTTGTATTTAACGAGCCAAATAGCCAGCGTTTATGGATCACTCAGCTTTTTGACGGCACATCTATAGACCCACTTGATTTTGCCAGCGCTGAAGGCTCTCCTGACGGCTTAGTGTCGATTTTAATTGACCATCGTGAAGCATGGCTTTTTGGGACTAACTCAGTTGAAGTTTGGTATGACTCCGGCGCCGCCGATTTTCCGCTTACGCCCGTTCAAGGCGCGTTTAACGAAGTGGGTTGTATTGCAGCTTTCTCGGTTGCTAAACTGGACAACGGCATTTTCTGGCTAGGCGCAGACGCGCGCGGCCAAGGCATTGTTTATCGCGCCAATGGCTATACTGCCCAGCGCGTATCTACACACGCTGTTGAATGGCAAATACAGCAATACGGCAATATGTCAGATGCCATTGCTTACACTTATCAGCAAGATGGTCACTCATTTTATGTGCTAATTTTTCCTTCGGCTAACACCACATGGGTGTTTGATGTGGCGACAAATTTGTGGCATGAACGGGCTGCGTTTATTAACGGGGCATTTACTCGCCACCGTTCAAATTGTCAAATGTCGTTTAACAACGAAGTTGTTGTGGGCGATCACGAACTTGGCAACATTTACGCGTTTGATTTAAATGTGTTTTCAGATAACAACGCGGTACAAAAATGGCTTCGTTCGTGGCGGGCGTTGCCTACAGGCACAAATGATTTAAAACGCACCGCGCAACATTCATTACAACTTGATGCTGAAACTGGCGCAATTAGTTCTAGTGTTACAACGCCAGTTGTAATCGTTGATATTTCAGACCCTAACGATGATTTGTTAACTGAATCTGGTGATGTGCTTGTGTGGGAGTTTCCAGAAGATGCTTCTTTGTTGACGGAATCGGGTGATGTCATTGTCCAAGAAGATGGTGACCTTATGTATTACGATGGATCAACCTCAGTTGGCGGCGCCATTCTTATTCAAAAGGGTTTGCCCACGGCAACAGCAATTGACCCGCAAGTCATGCTTCGTTGGTCTGACGATGGTGGGCACACTTGGAGCAATAGTCATTGGCGGTCAATGGGCCTGACAGGTCAATACGGTCGCCGCGTAATTTGGCGTAGGCTAGGCATGACTCTTAAATTGCGTGACCGCGTATATGAAGTCTCAGGTACTGACCAAGTAAAAATTGCAATTATGGGTGCTGAACTTTATTTGGATACAACCAATGCCTGATTCAACCCAAAACATAACCAAGATTCCGGCGCCCCGAGTACCGCTTCTTGATTCACGCACAGGGTTAATTTCGCGTGAATGGTTTCGTTTTTTAAACAACATTTACGTTATTACAGGCGGCGAAACTCAAGGAGTTGCCCAAATCGTCAACGGTGGCACTGGTGCATCAACCGCCGCGCAAGCCCGCACCAATCTAGGCGCAGGCACGGTTACGCGTGTTCGAGGGGTTGGTTCGGTAAGTGGGCTGACTTTGACTGGCGACATCACGGGGGATGGTGAAATTACGCTGGGAGGTCAAATAGAACTTAATGAGGGTGTTGGTGCGATTAACATTAGCACTCAAACATTTGGTAGATTAGACCTTACACTTCGTGTCAGGGAGGTGTTACCAATAGCTAACGGTGGCACTGGATTGTCTGCACGTCCGGCTGTTTCAACCCAGACTGGCGACTTCACTCTTGCTGACACCGATGGGTGGGTCATTAACAACAAGGCTGGGTCAAGCTGCACGGTGACACTGCCTGCCGCCTCATCATGGGGTGGTCGGGCAGTGACGTTCAAAAACCTGCAACTTCAGACTCTTGTGTCAGCTTCGAGTAATGTTGTGCCTTTGATTGGCGGCGCTGCGGGGACGGCGATTCTTCCCGGGATAATAGGCGCATGGGCGACCATTGTGTCTGACGGCACAAACTGGGTGATCATGGCATCATGATGACATACGCACCATCCTCAGTGACATACGGCAAAGGCTTTGCTATTGCGTTGCCTATGGCCGAAAAGGTCAAGGCGCTTGAGGCTGAACTATTTAAAATGCCGCAAGCTGACATTGTGACGACCCACACATTCTTACCCGGTGTGTATGAACGGGCAATTACTATTCCCGCATGGACTGTGTTAACAGGCGCTGAACACAAAACCGCCTATCGCGTACGCTTGGAAAAAGGCACAATCGCCGTAAACACAGACGACGGCGTTAAAGTTCTTACCGCACCTTGTGAATTTCAAGCCAGTGCGGGAATGCAACGCGCTGGCCGCGTTTATGACGAAGAAGTAATTTGGGTCGACGTTTACGACAACCCTGACAATTGCACTGACCTTGCGATTTTGGAAGACCGGTTGTACGTTGTCCCCGAATGTGGGCTGGCCGATAGCCGAACAGAAAGCCAAAAAGCCCAAATTGATTACAAATTGTTTTTGCACCAGTTGGGCACAACAGACGCCGAGATTTTAAAAATTGCGCAAAACGAGTTTGATTTGATTGACATGCCCGATGGGTTTTTTGTAGAACTCAAACCATCCCCAATTCACGGCATGGGTTTGTTTGCAACAAAAGACTTTGAGGCAGGCGAAACTGTTTGCCCTGGCAGACTTAATGGGAAGCGTACGCCGGGGGGAAGATTTATCAATCATTCCCAAAACAGCAATATTCAACCAGAATTGGTTGAAAATAACATATTTGCGGTTGCTGCGCGTAAAATCAGCGTAGGTGATGAATTACTGGTTGACTATCGAGCGTCAATGAGAGTTAATTTTGGCTTTGTAATGCAAGGAGAAATATTATGAGTGGATGGGTAGCAGGTGCAATAGTCGTTGGCTCAGTATATTCAGCCAACAAAGCGTCCGGTGCTGCAACAGCAGCCGCAGACACTCAAGTTGCGGCGGCTGAGAAAGCAGGCGACGTATCTTTGCAAATTGCCGAAAAACAAATTACGGCTCAGGAAACAGCGCTTGATAGAACTCTTGCCGCGCAAAAAGAAACAACAGCTTTACAACTTGCCGCCGACAAACTAAACCTTGACAATCAACTTGCGGTTCAAAAAGACACTCTTAATCAAACTTTGCAGGCACAAGCTACTGCTCTTGCGTCTGGTCAAAACGCTGCCGCTGCTGCGTTAGATAAACAAATTGCCGCCCAAAAAGCAGCTCTTGACGCTCAGTTGGAATTGCAACGCGAGATGTTCAACAAACAAGTTGAAAACCTCCGCTCGTTCAAAGAAGCAGGTGAGGCTGGTCAGTCCCGCATGATGGACTTACTTGGCTTAAGTGGTAACACAAAGGCGCCGGGGTATGGTTCAGCGGCCAGCACGTTCAAAGTTGAAGGATTTGACCCCAACACATTGTTTGAGGAGTTTAGCGCCAAGGAAATGGAGCAAGACCCAGGCTACGCGTTTCGTTTGGCTGAAGGTCAAAAAGCTATTGAGCGTTCAACTGCTGCCAACCGTGGGTTGCAATCAGGCGCAGCGCTTAAAGCTGCGGCTCGGTATGGTCAGGAAATGGGATCGCAAGAATACCAGAATGCGTTTAACCGTTTCCAAGCCACCAAAGGATTCCAAGCGCAAGAATACGGTAACGCATTTAACCGGTTTGCCACTGAACGGCAAAACCAGCTTGCTCCACTGATGTCTTTGACTGCAAGCGGTCAAGCCGCTGCCGCTGGCCAAGCTGCCGCTGCTGGCAATTTGTCGGCAGCATCGTCGCAAGCATTGCAAAACTACGGCTCTGGCACAAGCGCCGCGTATGGTGGTTACGGCGCATCCCTTGAAGACATCGCAGCACGACAAGGCGCGGGCGCATCTGCTGCTTTTGGAAATTACGGCGCTGGTGCAGCCGGCGCATACGCTGGCTCTAGCGCCGCGCGTCAAAGTGCTTATGGCCAGGCAGGGGCAGGCGCTTCTACTGCTTACAGCAATCTTGGTAGCAACTTGACCAACATCTATGGCCAACAAGGTGCTGGGCAAATCAATGCAATTACCGGCGCAGCCAACGCTAGAGCCTCAGGTCAAGTTGGTGCAGCAAATGCTATAACACAAGGCTTCAATTCAATGACTGGCGCGCTTATTGGCGGCTACAACGCTTACAACCAAAATCAGTTGTTGAACAAATACCTCATGAAAGGTTAATAAATCATGCCACTCGATACAAGTATTCCCCTTCAGGCTAGGTTTGCACCAATCAATTATGAGATTCCGCAGCCCATCAATACGTTGATGAGCGCGATGAAAATCAAACAACTTGGCCAACAAAACGAATTAGACGCGTTAAAAATGCAAGAGTATGAGCGCGCGCGTACCGAAGAAGAAGGCTTGCGTAATTACCTAAGTGGCGGCAGAGACATGCCTGCGGCAGACCTTAGTTCACCAGACACGCGAACAAATTTGTTGCGATTTGGCAAAACTGGCGCAACGTATGCTAAGTCTTTGACCGAGCAAGAAACAGCAGCTTTGACGCAAAAGAAAACTCAGTTTGAAATCCAAAAAGCTAAACAAGAATTTGTTTCCCAAGCACAACGCGACACAAGCCAGAATCCTTCTGACGCCAACATTACGGCGTACAAAGAAGATTTGATAGCTAACCCGTTGTTTACCCAATCCGAAAAAGCGCAAATGGTTGCGGGTGCTGACCGGATTTTAGCCATGCCCGTTGATCAACGATCGGCGTTTATGGCCAGCCAAGGCGCAAAACCAAGCGACTTGAAGCCTACGTTTACAACACAAAATCTTGGCAAAACAACTCAGCAACTGAGTACGCCTGCTTTTGGTGGCCCTGCAACTGTCGTTCCCGGTAGCGTACAGAACGTCGCCATGACGTTGGCGCAAGAACGCGAAGCCAAAGACTCTGCTATTCGTATCAAACAAGAGGGTCAGCGAATCGGTCTGGAAGGCCGGCGCGTGGCTGTCTTGGAACAAGACGCCAAGCAGAAACAAGACCCCGTGTTCCAACAAACTATGGCCGGCGCCAAAGCCACAGGCGAGGCGATTGCCAAAGGCACTGTGGCCGCGCAACAAGCGTTGCCAGGCGTCATTACAAACGCAATGATCGCGGTTAACGCCGTTGATGACATGATTGGCAGGCAGGCAGTTAAAGACGCCAGCGGTAAAGTCATTCAGCCTGCTACTGCGCCGCACAAAGGTTTCCAAGACGCTGTGGGCGCTACATGGAAGCCTGGCTTCCGGTTTATCCCCGGCACAGACGCATCCGACTTTCAATCTTATCAAGACCAAATTGAAGGCGCCGCGTTCTTGTCAGCGTTTGAGGCACTCAAAGGCGGTGGTGCTATTTCTGAGAAAGAAGGCGCGAAAGCCACAGCGGCTAAACTTCGCATGAAGCTGGCGCAGAGTGAAGGTGAGTATGTTAAAGCCGCCCGCGAGTTCCAAGACGTTGTGCGAACAGGCGTAGACAACGCCCGCCGAAAATTTGGTGCTGGCGGTGCAGCGCCCGCCGCTGGCGGTGCAAACATTGATGCCCTTCTTGATAAGTACAAATAATCATGGCAACACTCGAACAACTCACCGCAGCGTTGATCAAAGCCGATGCTGCGGGCAACGCCGCAGACGCCAAAGAACTTGCTGATGAAATTCGACGTGTTCGTGCTGCGCCAGCCGCCCCTGAACTGCCTACTGCGCTTCAGCCTAGCGCCCGCGTAGAAACGGGCATGCCTGGCCCCCGTCAAGACCTGACCACCGGCCAACGAATATATCAAGCCGCCCGTCCCTATGTTGCTCCCTTGGTTGAAGCCGGCGGTGCGATTGCTGGCGGCCTAGTAGGCACTGCCGCTGGTGTCCCAACCAGCCCCGTGGGCATGGCAACGCTAGGCGTTGCTGGCGCTGGCCTTGGCTATGGTATGGCTAAGGAAGGTTTGGAGATGGCCGACGTGGCGATGGGCATGAAACCCCCTCGTCAAGGCGCGGCTCAAATTGTTGAACCGGTTCGTAATGTTGTTGAAGGTAGCTTATATGAAACAGTGGGCCGTGTAGCTGGCCCCGCGCTTAGTTATGTTGGTGGCAAGATTGCCGACTTGCGCCAGATTCCCCAACAAAAAGCCGCCAAGATTGTAAAAGAAGCGCTTGGCTCTGATTTGGAAAAAGTTACCAATGCCCTACGCGCAGCGCAAGGCAAAGGCGTCAGCGCAGCGCAGGCGACGGCTGACATCAACAACCCAACATTCCAAGCCTTGATTGATCGGGCTACTGCCCGCGATCCACGGTTTATGCGCGCGCTAGAAGAAACCCAAGGCAAAGAAGCCGTAAACGCCCTTGCCAAGTTGGCAGGCGGCGCGACAGCCGCTGAAGCGCGCGGTACTACGGAGGCCGCTAAGAACGCGCTTAACGTTGTCCAAGGCCCAGTTCGTGAGACTGCTTTGAGCCGCGCCAATTTGGGCAAAGCTGTTGCAGGGTATGAAACCCAAGCCGGTCAATTGGCCGAAGGCGCTGCTGGCAAAGTAGCCGATGTTCGCCGGTTAACACAATTAGGTAAACAAGCGGAAGCAGCTTCTGCAACAGTGCCGGTTCGAACCCCTAGCGGCGAACGCATCGGCTTACCATTGATTCCGGGGCGTTACACATATCCGGGCGAACTGGCCGTCAAAGCCGACGAATGGGCAGCCAAAGCTGCTGACGCTTCGCTTGACTTAGGCCAAGGCGCTCGGTTTGCACAGGGCGCTGCCGATGCTATGCGCTCAGTGGGTATCAAGCCGCTTGAAGGTGGCAAGATTGCCAGCACCGTGCGTAATGTTGCAAACAATCCTGAGTTTGCCGGTAACGATATATTGATTGGCGCGGTTAAAAACGTGGCCGATGATATTGCAAAGTGGACTAGCAGCGGTGGCATCATCGACGCCAAAGCCCTTGACGCCATTCGTAAGAACTCAGTTAACGCCGCAATCCAACAATTGCGCCCTGGCATGGACGCCACTGCCCAGCGCAATCTAGCAGCCAGCGTGATGAACGATATCAAGCCAACCTTAATTGACGCAATTGAGCAAGCTGGTGGCACGGGCTATCGTCAATACTTGGCCGACTACACCAAGGGCATGCAACAGATTGCTGAAAAGAAACTTTCCGGCAAAGCCCTTGAACTTTTTAAAGGCAACAAAGACGAATTTGTTCGTCTGGTGCAAAACGAATCGCCAGAAGTTGTGGAAAAGATTCTTGGCCCAGGCAAGTACAACATCGCCACTGAACTGGCCGACAGCACTATGGCCGTTTTGCAAGAGCAGGCTAAGAAACGCCTGACTGACATTGCCGTCAAGGAACAAATCACCGCAGGCCAAGACGCTTTGAAACAATTGTTGCTAGACAACATGTCCAAGCTGCGCGTTCCTTCGTACCTAAACGCTGTGGCCGCCACGACCAACAAAGCGTTGCAAATTTTGGAAACCAAGATCGGCGCTAAAACCATGACGACGTTGACAGAAGCGCTTAAGACTCCCCAAGGCGCTGCTGATCTACTGGCCACACTGCCCGGCGAGGAGCGCATCAAAGTGCTAAAACTGTTGTCTGATCCAAGCCAATGGAAGTCTGGCACTAAGGCTGTTGCCACGGGCACTACGACTATGGGCGTCAATGCTTTGGCGCCAGATCGTTACGACAATGCTTTGGCAAACCAGCCGGCGCGGATTATTCTGAACAACATGGCGCCGGGAAGACCGTAATGGATACTCAAGTCTTATTTAACATCGCAGTCAGTCTGGCGGGCTTTTTAGGCGGGTGGGTGTTAAACAACATCTACCGATCGCTTGAGCGCCTTGACACCGACGTGCGGGCGATGCCGTTGAACTACGTCACGCGGGATGACTACCGGGCTGACATGCGCGAAATAAAAGACATGTTGGGAAAGATCTTTGACAAACTGGATGCTAAAGTTGACAAATGATCATCGACCCCATCACGGCGCTTGAGGGACTACAGCAGGCCATAGGACTTGTCAAAAAGGCAAGTAAAGTAGCCAACGATCTAGCGGGCCTAGCGCCCATGATCGCCAAGATGTTTGACGCCAAAAGCGTGGCCACCAAAGCAATGGTTGAAGCCAAGCGCTCTGGCAACAAGTCAAACCTCGGCACGGCCCTTCAGATTGAAATGGCGCTTGATGAAACCAAACGATTTGAGGCCGAATTACAGATGCTTTTTATGCAGACTGGCCGCATAGACGTCTGGCAGAAGATTAAAGAGCGCCAGCAGCAGATGGACATTGAAGACGCGCATCTAGCACGTCAAGCCAAAGCTGAGGAAAAGAAACGCAAAGAAGCCGAAGATGAACAGCTGGCGTGGGCGATTGGCATTGTAACCCTTGTAATGTTGATTGGCGCCGTTGGTTGGGGTATTGCTGAGATTGCAGAAGTTTGCGCCAGAATGCGGTGTGGTCGGTGAATGAATATCAAAAACAATTTGACCTGTTTCTTAAAGTGTTCGTGCGTTTGTGCGTCGCTTGGTGGGTGCTTGGGTTTCTGCGGTTCTTGCCTGACGATCTGTCAGACAAGATTGTCAATAAATTACTTGGAATGATTGGACTAGGATAATGCTGACTTTACTCTCAACCCTAATTTCTTTTTTGATGGGCGGCCTGCCCAAACTGTTGGATTTTTTCCAAGACAAATCTGACAAACTGCATGAGTTGGCATTGGCTCGAATGCAGATCGAGCGTGAACTAGAACTGCGCAAAGCAGGCTTTGAGGTGCAAGAGCGCATTGAGCATATTCGGTCAGAGCAGTTGGCAACCGAAAGCGCAGCCAATACCCAACAAGTCCTGATTGGCGCCCAGCAAGCTGAAATGCAAGCCATCTACGCCCACGATGAAAGCCTAAACGAAGGCACAAGCCAGTGGATGAAGAACTTACGCGCCAGCGTTCGCCCTGTTATTACCTACGGTTTCTTCTTTTTGCTGTTGTTTGTAGACGTCGGCCTGTTTGTTTACGGCTGGCACAGCGGTGTTACATTTGTGGAGTTGGCCGAAATGCTGTGGGACTCTGACACCCAGGCGCTGTTTGCCAGCATCATTGCGTTTCACTTTGGCGGTCGGGCATTTGGCAAATGAACGTCAGCCCCAAAACCATTGAAATGATCAAACACCATGAGGGTGTTCGATTTAAACCATACCAGTGCCCAGCAAAGCTGTGGACAATAGGAGTAGGCCATGTTCTTTACCCAAATCAAGGCAAAATGCCAATTGATCAAAGAGGCGGTTATGCGCTTCATCCAGAAGATAACCGCGCGTTTTCAAAAGACGAAGTAAATGCAATTCTTAGGGCAGACCTTGCTCGGTTTGAGAAAGGCGTGGCCACTTATTGTCCTGTGCCTCTTACTCAAGGACAGTTTGACGCACTTGTATCGTTTTCATTCAATGTGGGGTTAGGCACGTTGCAACGCTCAACCATGCGCCAAAAAGTTCTTCGGGGCGACATGGCCGGCGCTGCCGAAGAACTTCTAAAATACTGCATGGCTGGCGGCAAAGTCTTACGGGGACTTCAGAACCGGCGCATCGACGAGCGCGCCTTGTTCCTTAGTTAAGGCTCGGTAAGCCTCAATGGCCGTCTTCAGATCGCATTGCAAGTGCTGGATGCGGTCGTCTTGCTCGCACAACTTGGCGTAGGCTTCGTCGGCAAACTTGGTCAAGTTAGCCTGGCTCCACGTCGCAAAGTCTGGTCTATTAGTCATTTCTCACCTTAATATCGTAGAACCAATCATCGCCGGCTGACCACTTGCGTGTGCCGTCAACCGTCCACAATCTTTGCGCTGCTTGGAAGTCAGGGAACTTTGTTTCAGCAGGGATCAGGCTCTGGTCATACCACAGGCATCGGTTGTTTGGCTGGCAGGCAAACTGGCCGTTGTCCAAGGCAATCCAATTAAAAGATTTGTGTTCCTCGGCCTGCTCGGTAAAGCCCGTGTCCAAATCCATGCCATCGGCGCAAAAGTCCACCGTGAACAAATAGCGCCCAAAGTGCCACTCTTTGTCCTTGCCCAAAAATTTCACGCCTAGATTGCGCAGGCCAATCTTTTCAAGGATGGTGAATCGGTAGCCCATGCAGTCCCACAGTTGAAGTGTGTCAATCGGCAAGTTACCGGCATCTACATGCCAGACGTATGCGTGAATCGGCAGCTTGTCATACAGCGCGCCATAGGCCGGCAACAACGATTCAATTCTAAACACCTGGCCACGCAAGGCTTTGAGGCTGACCCAGATGGCCGGCTCCAACTCGCCGTGCCCTTTGTGGTCATTGTATAAAAACTCGCGCTTTACAAAGCATTTCATGGGCGGCAGCGATGCCACGATATAACTCATGTGTTTTCCTTAGTCATTGGTTTCCTTTTTAGATGGCGCGTCTAGTTCAAGACGGTAATACTTGGCCGGCATCTTGGCGTTCTTATCCAATTGCTTGCGCAGCCATTCAGCGCCGCCAAGTTCTTGCAAGATCATCCAATGTCTGTCAGACATTCGAATTTGTCGGCCTAGTAGGGGTTCAGGTGGTTTCGGTCTTGGCATTTACCTGACTCTCCTAAGCGGCATGTCCATAACGCGCTCTGGCGGTGGCGGCGTCATCTTTTCAGACGGCGGTGTCCAGCCGTACTTGCGCCAAAGGGTTTGCACGTCTGAGCCAGAAGACCATTTGAAATCTTTGTTTGGCATAGAGGGATAGCTAATTTTTGAGTAAGGTGGTTTTTCTAACATTGTGTTGCTCCTTTGAGTAGTTCTAGTCTCTCCCGCGCAACGCGCAGGGTGTTGTAGCGCTGATGAAGGCGCTGAAGCATGGAGACGCGCTTGGCGCCTATGCGTTCTTCGTTAAGCAGTTTGAGAACGTCTTCTTCGCTCATTCTGCTAAGTTCATTGTTAAGGCTTCGCCAGGTAGTTGTCAATTTTGTTCTCCAATACAAGTATTTCTTTTCGGCACTTATGGTATGCGCGGACGGCGGCGTTTAACTCTCTATTGCGTATGCGCAACTCAGCCTTGGCCACTTTAAGTTTGGCCTTCCATAAATCAAATCGTTTCACTTTAATTCCTCCATTGCAATATCAGATATGGCGCGCTTGTCGTGAAGCGCCGCCCAAATTTTTTCATCCACCGTTTTGTTGGTCATTAAGATGTAGCACCACACAGGGTATTTTTGCCCGCTGCGGTGCAAACGGCCAATGGTCTGTTCGTACAATTCCAAACTCCACGGCAAAGACAGAAACACCATGTGACAGCCGCCGTGCTGGAGGTTAAGCCCATGGCCGGCTGACTTTGGGTGTACAGCGAGCAACCTGACTTTTCCATCATTCCATCGCTTGATGGCGTCGGTGTCGTCAAGAGTTGTGACGTTAAAGCGTCGCTTGAGTTCGGCAAGTTCTTCTTGGTAGTTGTAGGCAATGATGGTGTTGGCATGTTGGTTTTCGTTCAATAATTCTTCTAATCTTTCAAACTTGTGCATGCTGTACCAGACGGGCTTCTGGTCAACTTTAAATTTGCCAGGCGACTCAGACGCCGTAGTAGTCGTGTCGTAAACAAAACCTGACGCCAGTTGTTGTAGCTTGCCCGTGACAACGGCGGCGTTGACAGCTGTGATGCCTTCCAGCACGAAGTCTTTCTTCATCGTGTTGTACGGCGTCAGATCCATGGTGCAAGGCAACTCAACAGTATGCAAAGGCGGCAGCTTGTCCTTATACTCGCCTGCCTCCAAGACAAATGTGGCAGGCTTGATCACGTTCATAACCTTCTCAAGCGAACCCACTCTGGGCGACCATTCGCCGAAATCCTTGTTGATCAGCACAAAGTATTGCTGCATGAACGCGCCTTTGCTGCGGCCAAGCAATGACTGGTCGACAATCTTGCACTGGCCAAAGACGTCTTCAAGGCCATTGCTGGTAAATGAGCCAGTCAAGCCCCAGCGCACGGTCATGGGGTCAACCACTTTCAGGAACGCTTTGAAGCGTGTGCCTGATGGATTCTTGAGCCGCGTCAGTTCGTCAAACACCACACCATCAAAATTCAGTTTCTGATCGGCCAGCCACTGCAAATTGTCGTAGTTGGTCACGACCACTTGGGCGTTGCCCTTGAGCGCCGCCAAGCGTTGCTTAGGCGTGCCAACGCACAGAGCCATGCTGATGCGGTCAGCCCACTTAGGGCGCTCGACTGGCCACACGTCGGTGCAGACGCGCTTGGGCGCCAGCACCAGCCAGCGCTTGACGTGGCCATCGCGCAACATCTCCCACATGGCCGTGAGCGTGATGGCTGTCTTACCCGCACCCACCGGCGCCAAGATCATGGCGCGGTCATGCTCAAAGAGAAAGTCAGCGGCTGTCTCTTGATAGGGGCGAAGGTTCATTTGCGCTCTCGGATGTCGTTAACAATTTCAACCGCCCAAACTGGCGATGTGTATTGCCATGCCTCATTTTCAACAATCTTTACACACGCCTCACGCTCGGCAGAAGCAACAAGGGCGGCAAATGTTTCAAGTTCTTCGGTGCAAATTACAGATTCCCATGTAAGTTCTGCGCCTGAGTAATCAAACCCCGCCTCTTGCGCCATGCGAATAATTTCACTTCGATTTAATCCACTCATCAACATGCTCCTTAGTCCATAAACACGCGTAACTTTGACCCAGCAACGCCATCTCTGTTTGAAATAGTTTTTGCAGTTCTGACAATCTGCCACCTTTGGTTTTCAATTCCACAAACCACGTCTGGCCATCGGGTAAACACGCAATGCGGTCTGCTACACCTTTGCGTCCGGGCGAAGTAAACTTCCAAGTCCGGCCACCGATGCGCTGCACCGCCCAATCAAAATAAACTTCAATTTCTTTTTCTCTCATGTTGTGAAGTATACATGTAAAAAAGATTTGCACAACATTATTTTCTGTGCTATATTTGAGTCTCAATAAACGAAAGGACAGTAAAGTGATAGACAACAGCACAGGAAAAAGCAAGGATTTTTACGACCTTGGAAAACAAATGTTTGACCGCATACAGCCGCTCAAACCAAAAGCTAATCCTATTCAAAAAGACATTGACTTGTTGTATGAAGCCAACAGCGCAGACGTTGAAGCCTTAGAAGACGCAAAGATTACGTTGAACGTTATTAAGGAAGTTGACCCAGGCACTTTTGATGAAATTATTGATTCATCTTTGGCTTTAATAAACAAAGCACTAGGTATGAGTTACGGCGACGCGATGGAACGCGTTGCAATCAAAGCAGGAGGCAAATAATGTTGCACAGTAATATCGTCGGCGGCTCAACAGCAAAGCGCGTTATCAACTGCCCAGGCAGTGTGGCGCTGGTGCAAAAAATGCCGCCAAGACCTTCTAACAAATACGCTGATGAAGGCACACTTCTACATAACGTCATGGCCGAACTTATCATGGGTGAGGAGCCACCAGACTATTACCTTGGCACACGCTATGAAGATCAAATCCTTACGCCTGAATTGGTGGAAGAAAAAATCTGGCCAGCCTTGCGCGCCCTTGACATCATCGACCCCGAACAAAAGATGGAAATTGAAGCCGAAACCCGTGTCGGTTTTGGGGATCTGTTGCCTGGTGTGTTTGGCTCCACTGATCTTATCGGTCGTCTTGGCAACCGCGCCGTTGTACTTGATTGGAAATTCGGTGACGGCGTTATGGTTGAGGTTGAAGAAAACCCACAGCTGATGTTTTACGCGGCGGCGGCCATGCGCACACCTGACGCGCAGTGGGCGTTTGATGGCGTGACTGAGATTGAGTGCATCATTGTGCAGCCACCTGAAATCCGCCGCTGGGTGACAACGCCTGCGCGCATTGCGCAGTTTGAGAAAGAGTTAGTCAGCGCAGTTAAACAAGCAGAACAACCTGACGCCAAGTTGGCCGTGGGCGATCACTGTCGTTGGTGTGCGGCCAAGCCCGTGTGTCCCAAGATGACCGGCGCTGCTGACCGCGCATTGAAGGTGCAGATTGAAGCGTTGCCCGCCGCGCAGATCAGCACCTATCTTAAAAACGCTGACATGCTGGAGGAGTGGATCAAAGACTTGCGCGCTCTTGCGTTGCAGATGCTTGAGTCTGGCGCCAAGCTGCCCGAATACAAACTGGTGGCCAAGCGCGCTATCAGATCATGGTCGGATGAGGAGAAGGCAAAAATTGCCCTTTTCGCATACGGCCTCACAGAATCTGAAGTGATGGAGACAACAGTCGTCTCCCCGGCCAAGGCCGAAAAGGCGCTAAAAAAGCGCAAGATCGGCCTACCCGAAGACCTAGTGGTCGCCATTTCTTCAGGTAACACTTTGGCAAGCGTGGATGACCCACGCCCCGAAGTGATGCTCCTGGGCAAACAGTTATCTGCTGCCCTTTCTAAACTTCAGTAAAGGACAATCATGTCAAATCTAGTAACCTTCTCTCAAGCTAATCTCCCCGCTGTTTCAACTTTGTCTAGCGCTTTGCGTTCGATCCAATCCGAAGTCGGCCCTGCTGGCATTGTCATCCTCAAGATGGACAAGACCGGCCACTGGGTCTTTGGTGCAGATCAAACCGAAGTCGAAGACGACGCTGTTTGGGCTGTCAATCCCTTCTCTTTTGTCCACGGCTTTATTGCCTGGGGTGATGGCGAAGTGTTGGGCGAGAAAATGACCAGCGTCAGCAACCCATTGCCTGAATTGGATGAGGCGCCGCCTCAAGCCAAGAAGGGCTGGGAGACTCAAGTCGGTATGTCACTCAAGTGCATTTCTGGCGAAGACAAGGGCATGGAAGCACGCTTCACCACCACGTCAGTGGGTGGCAAACGTGCGGTTCAAACCTTGGCGGTTGCTCTGGCCGAACAGGTCGAGAAAGACCAGGCCAAGCCAGTGCCTGTCGTGCGTCTGAAGAAAGACCACTACGCCCACAAATCCTACGGCAAGATTTACACCCCAGTGTTTGAAGTTGTCGAATGGGTGAGCATGGATGGCGAAGCGCCTGCTGCTGATGAGCCAGCATGGCCAACTGCCGAACAGGAAGCTGCCAAGGCGCCTGCACGTCGTCGTCGTTCAGCGTAATCTTTCTGATGGGCGTTATGAGCGCCCATTGAAAAGGAGACACTACATTGAAGTCATATTCTGTTCGGCCAATTTTGTACGCGGATACAAAGCCTTTCATTTTGGATTTGCATTACGCTAAACGAATGCCGTCGGTGAGTTTTGCGTTTGGTTTATTTTTAACTGACGCGCTTGTGGGTGTGGTCACTTATGGAATGCCTGCGTCGCCCTGGCTTTGTAAAGGTATTTGCGGAAATGAAAACCGGCATTTAGTTCTTGAATTAAACAGGCTGGTGTTGACCCACAATATAAAAAACGAGGCGTCTCTTTTAGTAGGGCGTTCTTTGGCCATGTTACCTACACCGCGTGTGATTGTTTCATACGCGGATACCGCGCAAGGTCATGTTGGGGTTGTTTACCAAGCCTGTAATTTTTTATTTACCGGCACAACAAAACCTCGAACAGACATGGCCGCAAAAGATGGCAAACATAGTAGACACCATTCTGGCGATAAAACAAACCGCGTTGCCCGTTCTGCAAAACATAGGTATGTAACTTTTATAGGATCTAAAAAAGAAACCACCCCATTACGCGCCGCATTGCAATATCCAACACTAAATTACCCTAAAAAATGACACTCTGGCTTGATTTTGAAACGCGCAGTGAATGCGACCTACGCGCCAAAGGCGTGTACAACTATGCGCAAGACGCCAGCACCGATGTGTTGTGCATGTCCTACGCGTTTGACGATGAAGATGTGGTGACATGGACGCCTGCCGAGCCATTCCCCGAGCGTGTGCGCAGTTACACCGGCCAGATCAGGGCGCATAACGCCGCGTTTGAGCGCTTGATCTTTTGGTATGTGTTGCAAGTCAACTACAAACTTGAGCAGTTTTACTGCACTGCAACACAAGCCCGCGCCAACTGCGCGCCTGGCAGTCTGGAAGACGTTGGCCGCTTTGCTGGCGCGCCCATGAAAAAAGATCACAGAGGCGCGCAACTGATCCGCTTGATGTGTGTGCCGCCGTTCAAAGACTCGCCTGAACTTATGGCCGAGATGATCCAGTATTGTGAGCAAGACGTGCGCGCCATGCGGGCGATCAGTAAGGGCATGCGTGACTTGTCAGCCGAAGAACTGCTGGACTACCACGTCAACGAACGCATCAACGATCGCGGCGTGTTGGTCGACGTGCCGTTGTGCAACGCCGCCGTTAAGTTTGCCTCAGAAGAATTAACTGAGATTGAGCAGATCGTGCAAGAAGTGACGGGCGGCGCCATCGCCAGCGTCCGGTCGCCGCGCATGCGTGAGTGGGTACTTGAGCGTGTTGGGCCAGAGGCCAAGAAGCTGATGGAGAAAGACGGCAAGTATTCGATTGACAAAACAGTCCGAGCCAATTTACTAATGATGGAGAACCCCGATGAAGTCCCAGCCGATGTCCAAGAAGTTATCCAATGCGCAGATGATCTCTGGGCATCCTCTGTTGCAAAATTCAGTCGACTTGCCGCTTTGGCAGATGTCGAAGATGAACGAGTCCGAGGAGCGTTTGTATTTGCAGGCGGTTCAGCAACAGGACGAGCATCGTCCTACGGCGCCCAAGTCCACAACTTCACCCGCAAATGTGCCGACGAACCCGACGACGTCAGGCACGCCATGGTCAGAGGACACGCAATCGTCCCTCGGTATGGAAAGCGCGTTACCGATGTTCTCAAAGGAATGCTCCGGCCTGCCCTCATCCCCGCCGCCGGCAAGCACCTTGTCGTTGCCGACTGGGCAGCCATCGAAGCCCGAGTCAACCCTTGGCTATCAGGGCGAGGCGCCGATAAACTGGAACTATTCCGCACTGGGGAAGACGTCTATAAAGTTAATGCAGCCGCAACGTTTAACATCAAAGTCGATGACGTCACCAAAGACCAGCGCCAGATTGGCAAAGTTCAAGAACTTGCCTGCGGATTTGCTGGTGGCGTGGGCGCTTTTGCTGCTATGGGCAGGGCTTATGGGATCAATCTTCCTGAGCCGGTTGCCAAACGCATGGTGGATGGCTGGCGCCGTGCTAATTCTTGGAGCGTACCTTATTGGTCGGCGCTTGAGGAGTCGTACACCCGAGCAATGAGAAACAAGGGGCGTGAGTTTAAGGCTGGCCGTATAACATATTTATATGATGGCCTGCACTTATGGTATGCCCTACCCTCTGGCCGGATTTTGTGCTACCCCTATGCCAAACTGGAATCGGAGGGCGTCAGTTATGCCAAAGCGGCATGGAAGCCAGCGCAAGATGCAAAAGAATGGCCACGCGCCCGTCTGTGGAAAGGCTTGGCATGTGAAAATGTAACGCAGGCAGTGGCCAACGATTTGCTTCGCCACGCCTTGCGCCAGCTAGATGACGTTGTGCTGCATGTGCATGACGAGATCGTATTAGAGACGGCGAACCCAAACGCCGCAGAAGAATTAAAACGTGTGATGTGTACAGCGCCGGCATGGGCAGATGGCCTGCCCTTGAGCGCTGAGGTTGAAACTATGAAAAGGTATGGCAAATGAACTTTCTTGATTTTTTAATTTCTTTGGCGCCAGAGGGTGAGACGGCGCTAATCGTGCGTCAGAAGCCCCAGCTTAAAGATGGCCAGATGCAATTTTTTCCAGACGGCGCGATCAAATGCACATGGCCGGCCATGTTGCCAACTGCCAAGATCAAACCCGAATGGGCAATCTATGGCAACACGGCCAGCTTCATTGTCGACCGCTTTAAAGACGGCTATCCAAGCGCCAGTGTGGCTTGCTGCGAGTATGTGTTGGTGATGGTGCTAGATGACGTGGGCGACCCTGAGAAGGCGCCTAACATTCCGACCTTAGACCCGACTTGGAAAATAGAAACCTCGCCTGGTTCTTTTCAATGGGGCTATGCTTTTGTTGAGCAGCCGACCAAAGCCGATTTTGCCGCCGCCATCAAAGCGATTGCTGATGCGGGTTACACCGACAAAGGCGCCGTCAACGCCGTGCGCAACTTTCGCCTGCCAGGCTCGATCAATCTGAAGCCCGGCCGTGATAACTTCGCGGCCAAGTTGGTGGCGTTTAACCCCGAACGTGATTTTACGCTTGAGCAAATTTGTACGGCGCTCAATGTGACGCCTGCGCCTGCCGAGTCGGTCGGTGTGCGGCCGATCCGCTTGTCAGACGACGGCGCTGATGATGTCATGGCGTGGCTCAGTGGCCATGGCGCGCTGCTGTCGCGCCCCAACAATGAAGGCTGGGCTGGCGTGATCTGCCCCAACAACGCCGAGCATACCGATGGCAACCCCGAAGGCCGCTACATGCCCGCCAACCGCGCCTACCGCTGCCTGCATAGCCACTGCATCGAATTTGACTCTAACGCGTTTTTGAAGTGGGTCGCTGACAATGGCGGCCCCAAGCATGCCCCAGGCTTACGAGATGAGCTACTGGCCTTGGCCATGGATCAGGCGCTTTCCAAGCTGACGCCGTCCGACATGTTTACCGACGACGCGTCGGCCGTGATCGCTGAAGTTGAGCGCAAAGAACTGGGCCGCATTGAAAAGGCGCAATGGTATGAGCGCTTTGCGTACATCCAAGACGACGAATCTTATTTCGACATGCAAGACCGCCGCGAAATCTCGCGCCAGACCTTCAACGCTTTGTACCGTCACATATCTTGCAAGTCCATACATGGTAAAAACCCTAAGGTCGAAGCCTCGGTGTGCTTCGATGAGAACCGCCAAAAATACGGGGCAAAAGCCCTTGTCGGCATTACTTACGCCGCCGGCGAGTCGGTCATTGTCGCCCGTGATGGTGACCTATTCGGCAACCGCTGGCGCGACGCTCGCCCGTCGGTTGGGGCAGGGGACATAACGCCTTGGATGGATCACTGCAAAACGCTTGTGCCTGATAAGCGCGAACTAGATCACATCTTGAACGTGATGGCCTTCAAATTACAGCATCCAAAAATCAAAATCAATCACGCCGTGTTGCATGGTGGCGACCAAGGGTCGGGGAAAGATACCATGTGGGCGCCCTTCATTTGGGCCGTGTGTGGCCCCCACCTTAAAAACCGTGGCCTGCTAGACAATGACACCATGAGCAGCCAATTTGGCTACGCCTTGGAATCTGAAATCTTGATCTTGAATGAGTTGAAAGAACCCGACGCCAAAGAACGGCGCGCGCTGGCCAACAAATTGAAGCCTATCATTGCTGCGCCGCCTGAAATGCTCACGGTGAACCGTAAGGGCTTGCACCCCTATCAAATGGCCAACAGGGTTTTCGTCCTGGCATTTTCTAATGACCCAGTTCCAATTAGTTTAGATTCTCAGGATCGCCGCTGGATGTGCATTTGGTCGCATGCCCCGCGCATGGCCGCTGACGCCGCCGCGCGCATGTGGGATTGGTACAAAGCCGGCGGGTTCGCGGCCGTGGGCGCCTGGCTGCAATCGCGCGACGTGTCGGCCTTCAACCCTGGCGCGGCGCCGATGATGACAGAGTTCAAGTTGAATTTAGTCGAGCATGGAATGAGCATGGCGGAAAGTTACCTTGTCGAACTTATGCGCAACCGCCTGGGCGAATTTTCAAAGGGCGTCGTTGCGTCGCCCTTCCATGCATTGTGTGACCGCGTGGCTGGCGCTGCGCCCGCTGGCGTGAAGGTTCCCCAGCCGGCACTACTGCATGCGCTTAAAGAGGCCGGCTGGGTCGATTTAGGCCGCGTCGCGTCGGGTGACTTTCCCAGCAAAAAGCACATGTTCTGCGCGCCCGAGATGGCCAACATGAGCAAATCGGACATGCGCCGCATGGTGGAAGATTTGCCGGCGCCCATGGCCGTGCGCCTGGTTAAATAAAAAAAGGCCCCTATCGCTAGGGGCCTTAAAGGTTTTGGCAACTGCTACAGATCTAGCAGAATGATCAGTAGCCCCGCCAGTATAAGCGCAATAAGTATGACCATCAATAAGCGCTCCGCATCGCTTCCATGGCCCCCCGACCCATGAGCCGGCGCGCTTCGGGGCCTTCGGCCAAGGCCATTTTGTACTCATGTTCTGACACTTGGCCGCGCTCATACCTAAACCCAAGATCCACATAATAATGGTCGGCGTAAGTGAGCGGCGCCCAGGGCGCGATGATCTCGCGCATCAGTGGGTGTAGATTATCCTTCGTTTTCATAGGTATCGTCTCCAGTGTAAATGGCCGCTGGGGCCGTGTTTAGATTCTCATAAAAGCCGGTTAACGTGTTCCCAGTGCCATAGGGCGCGCCCTTAGCCGAAGGAAACCGGCGCGCGGTACTATTGAGCGCGTAATAAGTGGCCACATAATCGGCCGTGCTCATGTCGGCCCAATAGTCGGGAAACCGGCGTAATTCTGCGCCCCGGCTTTTCACAATTTTATGCTTACCGGTGCATTTTGCATGCTCCGCGAAAATGTCACGGTCGTCGTTTATTTTGTAGGCCGTGCGGCCAATAGTCACGGTTTTCATGTGGCCACCTTATCCAGCGCTTCGCGCGCCCTATCTAATGCGATCTGAAAATTATCGGCCCTGGCGTTATCCGGTAGATCCGGCGCGATAAGATCCGAATAGAAAATAAGCGCTTGCAGCGCGTTCATTAGGTCTTCGCTCATACTTTACCCTTAGGTTATAGCGCGCACCAGCGCGCGCCCATATACGGCCACCAGGGCCGCATACAGTCGCGCGCTAGATTGTGCAACACCCGCAGCACGGCGCGTCTAAACACCGGCCGCGCGGGTTCCGATAAAACGTGCTAGGGCCGTTTTCACCGTAAAAAACGACCCTAGAATCGCCCGGCTCAGTTAACCACGCGCGGCGCGTTACAGTGTCAAATTTAATATCATCGCCGGGGTTTATCCTGGCGCCGCTTCGGCTACAGTGGCCAGGGTATTTTGCGCGCATGCTTTTAATCATGTTATTACCCCATTAAACGTGTATATTGATCATTTAGCGCGTCGTCGGTGTAAACCGTAAACCCGCCGCTTACAAAAAATTGTGTGACGTCGTCTAAATTTTCCGGCGCGCCGATAAGCCAGCGCAGCTCGTTATCGGTTAATTCTCTAATTTTCTCTTCGCGTGTTGTCATGATGCGAGCCTTAAATTGATTGTGCGATGACGCGAACCATGCGCCGGGAAACCTACAATGGCCGCGCGCTGGCGCTGGCAAAGCTGGCACGTCGCGCAGCTTACGTCGTCGCGCTGGGTGGCCGGGCAAACGACCACCGGCCGGCCGGCTGGCGTTTTTAGGTTTTCGTTTTGCGTGCTGGGCAAAACGACGACGACCGGGCCGGCGTTTTGATCGGCCAAATAATCGGCGTCGTTTAAATCATTCGCGCTTAGGTTTACAGTGAAACCCCAGGCATTCGCATGCCGAATCCAGTCAATAGACGCGGCGTCGCGATGATGCGAATAAGTAAATCCGCGCTTGTCTTTATTGGCGGCCACCAATTGGCCTAATTTGACCGGGTCAATTGTGCCGTTTTGCTGGGGCAAATCGCCGGCCTGGTTATGACGCCATAATTGGCCAGCGGGTAGCGCTTCGCGCTTAGGTCACGCCAGCGCCGAACCGTGGCCGAACCGTGACCCAAATGACCCAATTATGCAAAATTCGCATAACGTCAAATAATTTGCAATTAGGGGTTGACAGTGTAAAAGAATCCCTTACAATAGCTACACTGGCAAACGAAAAGCCGGTAAACAATCCACTAAATTAAGGCACAAAATGACAAAATCTGAAATTCGCGAATTGCAAATTATCACAAAATACAGCGCCGCCGGCTTAGGCCCGGACTATGTAGCGCGCGCTATATCCGCGCTCATTCGCGCGGCCCGCTCAAAGAAAAGCGCCGAAGCGCTGCGCGCTCACGCGCTGGCTTTTGGCGTCACAAATCACCCCGAATTTATCGCTTAACTAAACCGGCCGGCGCAAAGCCGGCCACCAACTAAAAGGCAAAACAACATGAAAAAAGCATTATTTTTAGACATTTTGGCGGCCGTCGTTATCGGCTTACTTTTGGCGATCGGCGCCCTGGCTTATTTTGATGTACTGGTGAAATAACATGCAAGTACATCTCACACTAAAAAGCGCGAACGTCAAAACCGGCCCAATTCCCGTGTCAACTACAGAGCGCGACAGTTGCCCGGTCGATTGCAAAATGAAAGCCGAATGTTATGCGGCCAGCGGGCCGCTGGCGCTACACTGGGCCGCCGTGAGCGATAAAAAGCGCGGCGCCAGCTGGCCAGAATTCTGC